CGCGGTCGGTTCGTCCCGATGCCCGAGTGGATCAGCTACCGCCACCCGGACAGGGCAACCATCGAGGGCTTCAAATGACCAGGGCGCACATTCTCGCAGGCCTGCTGCTGTTCCTCGCTGGTTGCCTGCTGGGCCGGGAATGGCGGGACCGCAGCGCCGACATCGCCGTCGGCAAGCAGGAAGTGAAGCAGCTCACCAGCCAGGTGCTGGCGGAGCAGGGCGCTCGCGCGCTGGAACAGACCAAGGGCCAGGGGCTGGCCAAGATCGGAGCGAAGCATGAACAAGACCGGGCAGCGGCCGAGGCCGTCCCTGCTGCTGTTGTTGCTGACCTGCGTGCTGGTAACCTCCAGCTGCGCCGGCAGTGGGCAGCGTGTGAAACCAACCGCGTGTCCGAGTCCGCAGTCGGCATCGCCGAACGTGATGCGCTCGCCGAACTACGAGCAAAGGATCAGGGCGATCTTGTTCGAATCGGGCGAGACGCCGACGACCAGGTCGAAGCCTGCCAAGCCACCGTGAAGGCTGACCGGGCGGCGGTTACGCCATGAACCGGAAAGAGAGTTGTGCGGCGGTTGTGCAGTTCCGCGTACGGTGGTGGCTCAAGTGGTACATCAAATCGGTTGTGCTGGTCGCCAATCTGACCGGGCTGGAGCCGAACTGGGACCGGGTGCGGTACTGGGCCGGCCGCGCAGTGTTTGTGCGTGAAATTAGGCCAACGGATGCGGAGTCTTGAGGCGCAACAAGAGCGGCAATCATCTGGCCCTAGGCAGGCTCAAGGCTGGGCAGCTCAACAAGACAGAGCAAGCGTATGCCGACCGGTTGCGCGCGCTGGAGCAGGCTGGACAGGTCCTCTGGCACAAGTTCGAAGGCATCAAGCTGAGGCTGGCCGACAACACGTTCTACACCCCGGACTTCGCGGTACTGGCCGCTGACGGTGTGATGGAGCTGCACGAGGTAAAGGGGTTCTGGCAGGACGATGCCAGGGCCAAGATCAAGATCGCGGCGGCCATGTTCCCGTTCCGGTTCTTCGCCGTGAAGGTGAAGGCGAAGCGGGAGGGCGGCGGCTGGGATGTAGAGGAATTCTGATGGATGAACGAATCGACAGGCTGCTGGCGGTAGTTGAAGCACAGCAGCTGGCCATCGCAGACCAGGCTAAGCAGATTGCAGCGCAGGGCGAACACATCGGGCTGCTGGTGCAGTCAGTGGTGATGCTTCTGGGCGAGGAAACGGGTGCGCCACTGGAGTCCGATTCCACCACGGACCCCGAGCGCACCGACCTGGACGGAAATTCGTACTGATGGTGAGGCAAGCCAAGCAGTTGGCAGGCAACAGACAAGCTAAGCGCGCGCTGCCTACCAACAGTTTGGCATGGCGTCAGTTGCGCGAGTCGATCCTGATCCGTGACCTCTACACCTGCCAGGAGGCTGGCTGCGGGAAGCTGGTAGGCGGCAAGGGTGAGGCGCACGTCGATCACGACGATGGCGACCCGAACAACAACGATCCGGGGAACCTCAAGACCATGTGCACCCCTTGCCATAGCCGTAAGACGGCCCGAGAGGACGGCGGATTCGGGAACGAGTCGCGGCCGGTGGTGGGTTGTGACGCGGATGGCTGGCCGGTCGGCAAAGCGTTCCACGGGAGCGCAATTCCACGCACAAGCTGAACGAGACGAGCGCGGAGGGGTGGGGGAGTTAAAAGTCTGAGCGGGTTCGCCTCCCGATACGTGCGCCCTCCTTTCTTCGCGCATCCACAGTTGGAAAGACGACCCCCCAAGAGGGGTGAAAGATGGCAAATCCACGGACACCAGCGGCGAAAGCGGCAGTTTCTGGCGCGGCGAAAAAGAACCCAAAACGGCACAAGGATCGCAATACGCCAAAGAAGCCCAAAGCCATCGGCCAACCCTACAGGGGGATGACAAAACCGCAAATCGCCGTATGGCGGGAGCAGGCCGAGAACATGCCTTGGTTGCACGCAGGTCATCGGCTGTTGCTGCGTCAGGTCTGCATCTTGGCGGCACGAATGGAGACAGACCCCGATATGGGCGTGTCTGCGCTGCAGGCCCTGGGCTCGTTGCTTTCGAAGCTCGGCGCTACACCCGTTGACGAGACGAAAGTGAATCATGGCGGAGACGAGGAAGAAGACGAGGACGAAAAGCACTTCTAACTGCCGGACCAGCGAGTATCCGTTGGCGGTGGTGGAAGGAAGGATCTTGGCTGGGCCCCATGTCCGCAATGCCTGTCGCCGACATCTGAAAGACCTGAATGACGCTCATGAACGAGGCTTGTACTTCGACCGGGAAGCGGCCGAGAAGAAGATAGCGTTCTTCGAGGAGGTGCTGCGTCTGAGTGAGGGCCAGTTCGAAGGGCAGCCCTTTAAGCTGCACCCAAGCCAGGCATTCAAGATTGGCAGCTTGTTCGGCTGGAAGCAGGCTGATGGATCACGCAGGTTTCGCCGAGCATACATCGAGGAAGGCAAGGGAAACGGAAAGTCCCCCATGGCTGGCGGCATTGCGCTAATAGGTCTTTGTGCTGATCAAGAGGCGGGTGCTCAGGTATATGCAGTCGCCTCGCACAAGGATCAAGCGGGGATTCTGTTCCGCGACGCTGTGAAGATGGTAAAGGCATCTCCTGCACTGAAGAAGCGACTGGAGTTTTCTGGCGGGGAGGGCAAGGAGTACAACATTGCCCATCACAAGTCGCAGAGCTACTTTCGCCCGGCCTCGCGTGACGTTGGTAAAACCGGCTCTGGCTATCGCCCGCACTTCGTTCTAGCAGACGAAGTGCACGAGATGTCGGATGGCCGGATCATCGAGATGATGGAGAACGGCTTCAAGTTTCGCCGCTCTCCGTTGCTCTTCATGATCACGAACTCCGGCAGCGACCGGAATAGCGTTGCTTGGGCGGAACATGAGCACGCCGTAAAGGTAGCGGCTGGGCACACCGAGGCGGTCAACGATCCAACGTTTGTAGGGGAGGTGATCGATGATCGAACCTTCTCCTTCGTTTGCGGGCTCGATGAGGGCGATGATCCGCTGGAAGATCCAGATTGCTGGATCAAAGCGAACCCACTTCTTGGGATCACGATCACCGAGGAGTACTTGCGAACCCGCGTTGACCTCGCCAAACAGATTCCAGGCAAGCTCAATGAAATCCTTCGCCTGAACTTCTGCATGTGGACTGATGCGGAAACGGCGTGGATGGCGCGGACAACACTGGAGCCCGCGCTTGCCGACTTCGACGTGGCCCAGCATCACGGCAAGAGAATCTATAAGGGTTTAGACCTGTCGCAGGTTCGGGACATTACCGCCATGGCTTCGGTCGTAGAGACGGGGGTGGTCGAGGTTGAGGTCGAGGTAAAGGGCGTGAAGAAGATCGTATCCAAGCCGACCTACGACGCGTGGATCGAGGCTTGGACACCCGGCGACACCCTCGCTGCGCGGCAGCTTCGCGACAAGCTGCCGTATGAGGTGTGGGCCAAGGCTGGGCACATCCATGCGCCGCCAGGCCAGTCGATCAACTTCCGACATGTTGCGCAGACGCTGTCGGAAGACAACGACAAGTTTGAGATAGGCCTGGTGGCCTACGACCGCTATGCGTTCCTCAAGTTCGAGACCGAGGCGAAGGAGATCGGGCTCTCACTGCCGTTCGCCGAGCATCCGCAGGGCGGCACCCGTAAAGGGAAGCCACTGGAGGAGGCGGTCAAGGCGGCAAAGGCGCGCGGTGAGCCCGCGCCCGAGGGCATGTGGATGCCCGCTTCGCTGCGTCTGCTGGAGGAGGCTCTCCTGGAGGGTCGCCTCCGTCTGAAACGAAACCCTGTCTTGGTTTCAGCCTTGATGAGCGCGGTTGTGGAAAGCGACAAGTGGGATAACAAGTGGCTGGATAAGGCCCGGTCCATCAACAAGATCGACGCCGCTGTGGCGCTGTGCATGGCGATAGGCGCGGCGAACGCGAGTGGCGGCAAGGTGATCTCCGTCTACGAGAAGCGCGGCATCAGATTTCTATAAGGAAGCCAATGAGCAGGTTCAATGAGAACTCCATGGCTGCGCTGGATCGCATCTGGCGCGGAGACCATGGCGGCAAGCCGGTGCGCGCGGACTCGCGGCAGTTCACCGGAAAGGATGATCCGGCGCTGCTTGAGTTCATCCGGGCAGGTCAAGGCGGGGCACACGACAGCTTCCAGCTGCGGAACATGGCGGTCCTGCGCTGTGTGTCTCTGATCTGCGGAACGGTCGGGATGCTGCCCATCAGTCTGATAGAGGCTGGCCCAGAGAAGCCTGTAGCGTCGGAGCATCCAG